GATGCCCTGGTAGTCCTGAACGTTTACAACCGCCCAAACATCCGAAACCTCGGTGTCCGGGATTGGCAGGGTCTTGGAGATAACTGGTGCAACACCCTGTGGTAGCCACGGGTGAACCATCAGGTCGACTAGCTTGCCGGTGATTTCGTTGTGTAGAGCAGAAATTACTGCGCCACCAACGTAACCGCCACGCTCATCAGCCTCTAGGTTTAGACGGTAGTTAGCGGTCGAACCATTCTTGATGGCGTCCGATAGCTGCTTACGGTCTGATCCGTTTAGGAGGATGAGGTCAGGGTCGGCCTTGACCGAGTCGTAGAGCGAACCAAAGATGGTCTGGAACTCTGCGCCTGGGTTGCTGGTTGAGAACTGAGCGTTTACCTCGTTTACAACACCGCCGCCGTTGATAATCTGCGGGATGATACCGTCATAGCCGGTAGCGTAAGCCGAAGAGTCAGCGGTTGGTGCGGTGGTGCTTGAGCTAGTGCTGTAAACGATGTTGTCGTTGGTGGTTAAACCGCCAGCACCGTTGATAACACCCTGTAGCGAAGTGAAACGGCCCTGATACTTGGCGTTGGCGTTACCGGTGGTGGTGCCGATGTAAACCTTTGTGCCAAGAGCACCAGTTACGTTGTTTACGGTTACGGTCAGAACGTTACCCGAAGTCACAGCAAGCGACTGCACGGTCGACGAAACCGACTCACCGAACGCACCAGCGTCCGAGGTGGCGTAAACATAGTAAGTGGTGGCAGCCATAGCTACTTCACCGTTAGCGGCGGCGCGCTGACCAAGAGTTACGGTCGGTGCGGCCAATGCGCCTGAAAGCCCGGAAGCAGTTCCACGGCTCATTAGGAGCATACGCTCTTCCATCAGCATCGAAGCGTAAAGGGTCGAAGTCGATGACAACTGACGAAGGTCCTGGTAGCCCAGAGCCGAGTAGTTAGCGTCGAACGATACCGAGTCCGATAGCGAGAAGCTGAAGTAAGGGAAGATTGCGTCTTCGGCGGTGTAGCTAATCTTTGGACCACGCTCGTAAGCGATTGATCCGAAGGTGTTAGTGGTGCTTTCGGTGATACCTGGCCATAGCTGACCCTGTCCACCGGTTCCGGTTCCTGTGTAACCCGTAATCTTCTTGATACGGTGCGCAGTTCCGACACCCTTCTTGCGAGCCAGCATATTGCGTAGAGGGGTTGGGCGAGGGGTTAGTAGCTTCGCCGGGGCCTCTAGGTCGAATGCTGCGAACGAGGTGCTAAGTGGCGAGGTAAGGGAGATGTCCTTTACAACGTCACCCATAACACCGCGCTGGGCCGCTAGTGCGCTGTTCAGAGCCGATACTGCATCTGCAGATAGCGACTTGTTAGCTACTAGGGCTTCCATCTCAGCGATTGGGTTAGCCTGCTTCTCACCGGTAACTGGGTTAACCGGAACAGAAAGCGACTTGTTTAGTTCAGCGAGGTAAGCCTCCTGAGCCTTAGCTGCCTTCTTTGGCGACTCTGCGTCAAATAGGTCAGCTGCTTTCATAGCCTGTGCCATGATTGCCTTCTTTCTAGCTCTTGCGAGCCTTAGTTTCGAGGTCGTCTGCTAGTTCCAAATAACCGTCACGGAGGTAACGGTCTTCAGTCCCGGCAGCCTTTGCACGATACTCTTCTGCCTTTGCCAACAGTTCGTTAGCATCGTGCTTTTGAGTCTTGATAGCACCAGCACGGACTGGGCCACCTGCCGCCGACTTATTTAGGGCATCCGCTAGTTCAGCCTCAAGTTGAACAGCTCGCTGATCCGCTTCAGCTTTAGCGGATTTCAGTAGCTCCAATTCAACTTCTACGGCCTCACGAGCAGACTTCACAGCCTTTTCAATAAGGGTTTCGGTTTCAGCAGGGTCTAGGGTGACAATGACCGACTTGTCGGCTTTGTCGCATTCGCATTCGCCAGCGGCTTTGTCGCACTTGGCGCACATCTCTTCTTTGTCGGTCTTGTCGTCCGATTCGGCGTCGTCCGGTTCCTTAGACCCGGCGTCGTCCTTAGCAGGGGCTTCCTTGTCGTCGCCCTCTTCCTTGTCCTTACCGAATGGTGGCTTCTTATCACCGTCAGCGGCCATAAGGATTTCGGCCGAGTGAGTTTCAGGAATGAGGTGGTCGGTGGCGTCCTCGCCCAAAAGCGCAAGCAATGGGCTAGCTACTTCGCCCTCTTCGACTTCGCCACGATACCAGTGGATCAGGTGCTTAAGGCTCTTTAGAAGTTCCTTGATTGAGCCTCGTTCGTCGTGACCCTGGGAGAACTCTTTAGCTTCGACCGCTACTAGGTCGGAGAGCGACGAGAGGGCCGTGTTGAACCCGGCTTCATCGTATTTCTTGATTTCGGCTACAAGGTCTACTGCCTTGTTGACGAAGTGTTCATTGCTCATAATGTTTACCTTATCAGTTAGTTCACCTTCGATGGCTTTAGCCAAATCAGGGTCGATGGATTTGATACTGTTGCGAGTGTTTTGAGCCTCGGTAGCTAGGCCCACGGCTCTGGTATAACGGTCAACTCTATCGCTGATTGAAGAACGGAAGTAAACGCCGCTTCCAACCTGCTTACCAAAAGCGTCGCGCAATACACGGTCAGCAGCATTTACTGATTCTCGCACGCTCTCAAACTGTCGCCCGGCTTCGCCATAGTTTGCCATAGTTGCGGCGTTATCGGCAGCTTGCACCGCAGCGTCTGCGTCAGCCAAATGGCTAATCGCTGTGTTCAACGCTTCTTGCTTTTGTGGGTCTTGCTCTTTGGCGACACGTTCGCGAAGGCCCGAACGTTCTTTAGAAATTTGAGAGCTAACTATTGGGTGGGTTTCTTTCATGAAATTACGGTTGATGCGTTCCGTTTTGAGAGCTTGGCTGAAAGCCACTGACCGGTCGTGGTCTGGGTCGCCTGAACCGCCACCTGATCCAAAACGACCGTGGTCATCTCGTTCCTGGTCGGCATTGTATTTAGCTAGGTCGGCAGACTTGCTGTTCAAAACAGCACCGGTCACAATGTTGCTTGCCGTCTCGTGATAACTGCGCAACGCATCTGCGGTTGCGTGAACCTGGTCTGACAAATCATCAAGAATCGGGTTGCTCATAGCGGCACCCTCAAACTGGTCGGCCAACTCTTCCATCTTTTGGCGAGCCGAGTCCAAGTTAGCTAGCGCAGCCTCGTGGTTACCGTCCGACTGCAACATTAGGGCGTTGCGGTTAATGTCGTTAAGCACTTCTCTAGCTCTTTCAACAGCGTCTTTCGGCATAGCAGCGCGTTCCTCTGGGCTGGCGTTAAGAATTGCCTGATATGCCGGGCTAACGGCGCTGCCAGCGTCAACCAAAGTTGACCTGAATTCTTTAGCAGACTTAGGGCCGAGGTCGCCACCCTTGCCTTCGCCTGAACCAGTGTTACCTGATCCGCCACCACCGCCACCGGAACCGAAACGGCCGTCAGCACCACGCTCCTGGTCCTCAGAGTATTTAGCTAAGTCAGCGTCAGTTGCCTTTGATGTAGCGTCCTTCAAAGGCACATTAGGTTCGCGATTTGGGTCAGAGTTCCAGTGGTTATTAGCGTTGATAATCAAAGCCTTAGCCGCAGCATTCTCCTGAACGCCGGGTCCAGAAATAGCGTTATAGGCGGCAACAGCATTCTGTGCGGCCATATAGTGACTGGTAATAGCGGCATTGTCGTCACCGCGATTGTGTGCATCAATAGCGTCTAGCGTGTGCTGAACGGCGGCCTCTGCGTTTGCTCTTGCGCCTGCGCCGAGGTTTTGCTCAACTCCGCTTTCGGTTCGTTCTTTGATGCTTTCAGCTAGAGCTTTGGCATTTCTTAATGAATTGTTTAGGTCTTTGGCATTACCGTCTCGAGTAATACCACCACCCATCTGAGCCTGAATTGGCTCGCGGTCACCACCGCCACCGCCAGAGCCAAAGCGACCTCGTTCGTCGCGCTCCTGATCCATGTTCCACTTGTTAAGAACCGAAGCTACGTTTGCTGGAGTCGGACGCTCGCTAAAAGCCTGCTCAACCTCAACCAAATCACCGTCAACAGCCTTAGCAATAGTCATCTTGGCGTTGCTATTAGCCGGGCGGTCAACAACCGAAATCTCAACAATCTGACCACCAACAATACGGCCGTTAGCTGCCTTAGCATCACGGATCACACGAGGGTGCTTGATACCAATGCTGAAACCCTTCAAAACCCCGGCTTCAATCTTCTTAACCGAAGTTGGGTCAACGATAAGAGCTTCGATATAGTGACCGTCGGCTTTAGCTTCATACTCGGTAGCTACACCAGCGGCCAAGCTAGAGTGCTGTTCCC